CGCCCCGGTCACGATCAACAACATCCCGGCCGTCTCCCAGTCCGGCGTTTGGACGGTTAGCGCGGCCGGCACTGTTGCGGTCGACGCCGCGATCGGCAACCCAGTGACCGCCGGCCTGCGCGCGAGCAACGCCAACATTGCCGCGATGTCGGCCGCTGGCGACAACGTGGCGTGGCTCGGCACGATGATCGGTGCTGGCATCGTCAAGCCCTATGCCCTGCCCGAAGCTGAGTGGGCGACAACCCTCGCCCTGACCGCAATCACTGATGTTGCGGTGCAAACCGCCGCAGGCGCCGGCCTTAAGCGCCATGTCACGCTGATTCAGGCAACCAACACCGGCGCCGCCGCCGTTGACGTGCTGCTGCGCGACGGTACCACCACGCGCCTGCAAATCACCGTGCCGGCCGGGCAGTCTGTCTTCATGCCGCTGCCGACCGGCATCCCGCTGACCGCGAACACGGCGCTAAACGTGCAGCTGTCCGCGGCCGGCACCGTCCGATTCAACGCTCTGGGCTACACGGCCCCGTAATCCTTAAACGTCTAGGAGTAAATGAGATGAGCATTGAAGAGCTGATCCAGCTGCTGCAAAACCGACTTGCGAACAACACGCAACAGCGCGCAGCGGCGGCCCAGCGTGGTGACGTGGCGCAAGTCGCGGCTATCGACGCGGACTCGTCCACCACGCAAGCCACGCTTGACTTCCTGCAGGCTGCATGAGCTACACCAAGCGCCAGTTCGTAGAGGAAGCCTTTGCCGAAATTGGCATGGCTTCCTATACCTTCGACCTGTCGCCCCAACAGCTAGATGCCTGTCTACGTCGTTTGGACACGATGATGGCGACGTGGAACGCCCGCGGTATCCGCCTGGGCTACCCGCTTCCGTCAAGCCCGCAGGACAGCGACCTAGACACCGATACGCAGGTGCCAGACAGCGCGAACGAGGCCATCATCACAAGCCTAGCCATCCGTCTAGCGCCGCAGTACGGGAAAACCGTATCGCTTGACACGCGGACCACTGCGAAGCAGGCCTATGACACGCTGCTAGCCCGTGCCGCGTTCCCGATTGAGCAGCAGTTTCCCCGGACGCTGCCGATGGGCGCGGGGCAAAAGCCGTGGCGCTATGACGATCCTTTCATGCCTGCGCCGACTGATCCGGTGCTTTCGGGCCAGGAAGGCCCGCTGGAGTTTTGAGATGCCGACCATTAACCAGCTTCCGGTTGTCTCGCAGCTTTCCACGGGCGACCAGATCCCGATTTACAACACGGTCAACGGCGACGCCAGGCGCGCGAGCCTTGCGACCATGCTCGACTTCTTCGAGCAGACCTTCGCGTCCCCGACTGTCGCTGTCAACCTCTACACCCCGGCCACCGGCTTCAGCATCTCTGCTCCGACTCCGATTAGCCAGCAGCAGTGGATGATCCTTCAGCCCGCCGGCACTCTGGCGACGGGCACGATTACGTTGCCGCTCAATACGGGCACCCCGGACGGCACGGAAATCCTCATCACCACGACGCAGCAGATCACGGCCCTTACCATCGGCCTTAACGGCGCTGCGGCTGTGTTTGGCCTGCCGACCATGCTGCAGGCTGGCGCTGGTGTGCGTCTCCGGTGGTATCAAGCCACGAATTCGTGGTACAGCATCACGGCCGACAGTGCTCCATACGGAGCCGCTATCCGCACGTTCCTAAGCACGCCCAGCAGCGCGAACCTGGCTGCTGCGGTGTCTGACGAAACGGGCACGGGTGCGCTGGTGTTCCAGACGTCTCCGGCTCTCATCACACCGAACCTCGGCAACGCTACCGGCGCCAGCGTAACCACCTCGTTCAATCAATACATCACCGGCCTCGGGAAGCACGGCTACGACACGGGCGCTGGGGGCACGGTTACTCAAGCGACGAGCAAAGCTACCGCAGTCACGCTGGACAAGCCTACGGGCGCAATCACGATGAACAACGCAGCCCTAGCTGCGGATACTACGGTGACGTTTCTCCTGAACAGCTTGGTGATCGAGGCCAATGACATCGTGGTGCTAAACCACATCTCAGGCGGGACGGCTGGTGCCTACACGCTCAACGCTCAATGCCTCGCGGGTCAGGCAAACATCAACGTCCGCAACATCACGGCGGGAAGTCTGAGCGAGGCCATTGTCCTGCGGTACGCGGTGATCAAGTCGTCCAACGCTTGATGGTGGCCCGTGCCCTCTATCCCCATCGTCTCGGGCATCTACACCGACAACGGGCCGGACGTTAGGGCTTCGTTCCCGGTCAACCTGATGCCGGTCCCCAAGGGCTCAGGCGTCAGTCAGGAGTACCTACGGCCGGTTGATGGAATCGTCCCATTCGGCACCGGCCTTGGAGTTGACAGAGGCGGCATTGAGTGGCAAGGCACCTGCTACCGGGTGATGGGCACGAAGCTGGTCACGGTGGCGTCTAACGGCGTCGTGAACGTGCTGGGCGATGTCGGTGGTACGGGATACGTTACCTTCGACTATTCATTTGACCGGCTCGCCATCGCCAGCGGTGGGAACCTGTTCTATTGGAACGGCACGCTTACGCAAGTGACCGACCCGGACCTGGGTACGGTGCTAGATGTTGCGTGGGTTGACGGGTATTTCATGACGACGGACGGGGAATTCTTGGTCGTCACCGAGCTAAACGACCCGACGCTAGTCAACCCGTTGAAGTACGGATCAAGCGAGCTTGACCCTGATCCTGTCGTTGCGCTGCTGAAGTCTCGGAACGAGGTCTACGCAGTCAATCGGCACACCATCGAAGTATTCGACAACGTGGGCGGAACCCTGTTCCCGTTTCAACGTATCGACGGCGCGCAAATCATGCGCGGGGCCATCGGAACTCACGGCTGCTGTGTGTTTGGCGACGAAGGCATCGCGTTTTTGGGTGGAGGGCGTAACGAGCCACCGAGCATCTATCTCGGCCAAAACGCTTCAAGTGTCCCGCTCGCTTCGCAAGATATCGACCTGATTCTTCAAAACTACACCGAAGCCCAGCTAGCTACGGTGAAGCTGGAAGCCCGCTTCGACCGCTCGCATAAGCTGCTGTACGTGCATCTTCCCGATAGGACGCTGGTGTATGACCACGCGGCAAGTCAGGTGCTACAGCAGCGGGTGTGGTTCACGCTGACCGGTGGCGTGGTTGACTTCGCAGAGTACCCGGCGCGGAATCTGGTCTGGTGCTATGACCGCTGGATCGTCGGCCATCCGTCGTCGGCTCAAGTTGGCTACCTAGACCGCACCATCAGCAGCCAATGGGGCCAAAAAACCCGCTGGGAGTTTGCGTGCCCCATCGTTTACAACGAGTCCAAGGGCGCGATCTTCCACGAGTTGGAGCTAGTTTCCCTGCCGGGCCGGGTGGCGCTCGGCGTCAATCCCCAGGTAAGCACGTCTTACAGCACGGACGGTATGAGTTGGAGCCAGGATCGATTCATCTCCGCAGGGACCACGGGCGACACCCGTAAGCGCCTGGTCTGGTTCCAGCAGGGGCACATGGAAAGCATCCGCGTTCAAAGGTTCCGGGGTGACACCGACGCGCATATCTCCGTCCTCAGGCTTGAGGCGCGGCTAGAGCCGTTGGAGGTGTGATGGCAAACGTCCCGCCGCTCCGCCTGAGCCGTTCGCAGCTTGCGCAGTTCCTGAAGGATCAGGAGCAAATCCGCGCGTTTGAAAACCTGTTCTCCGTGGTCGAACCGCTGGCCGATGGATCGTCGTCTAGCGACTTCGTGGAACTTGGCTCGGCTCAAGCCTCGGCCAATGAAGCCCTAGCCACTATCGCCAGCGTGGCGCATGACGCGGCGGTGTGCTGTGCTGTGACTCAAGCCAAGGCGCAAGACGCACTAGACCGCACGGCCACACTCGAACAAGAGATGCCCGTCGCCATCGCAGCGGCTGAAAACAAGGCGAACCAAGCCCTCGCCCTCGTCAGCGATCTATCCGCGACGGTTGACGGCCTGCAAATGCAGCCCGCTAGCCAGCCGCGCAAACGGCAGCGGTTTGGAATGTTTTGGGACACCACGACGCAAACGGCGGCGGCCATCAATACCGCGTATGCGGTGACGTACAACTCGCCGTCCGGGGATCCGTACTGGAGCAACGTGGCGCTCTTGCTGCACATGGATGGCGCAAATGGATCAACGACATTCATTGACTCAAGCATCGCGCCGAAGACTGTAACTGCAGGCGGCAACGCGCAGATCAGCACCGCTCAAAGCAGATTCGGAGGCTCTTCGGCCGCTTTCGACGGCGCCGGAGATGCGCTTTTTGTGGCAAACAGCAGCGCCTTCAATTTGGCAAACAGCGATTTTACAATAGAAGGCTGGGTTAGATTTAACGTCGCTCCAGCCGCGGGTCGCTATGACGCAATCTTGACCAAGCGAGCAATTCAAACGCCAGAAGTTCCGCGCTGGGTGCAAATATACCGCGAAGGCGATAGTGCAAATGTTGGAAAACTGATGTTTAACGCCGACGCAAACTCGGACCTCCCTTGGGATGTGCTTTTGTTATCGACAACGACCCTGAATGCAAATGTTTGGTACTTCTTTGCTGTGACAAGGTCAGGCAACACTTTTAGGCTGTTCATTAACGGCACGCAAGAAGCCAGCGCAACGTCAAGCATCACAATATCGGTCGACTCTGAGCCGATCACCATTGGAGGTGCGGGCACTATCATAGACGCCCCATTAAACGGCAACATCGACGAGCTGCGCATCACGACAGGCGTAGCCCGCTACACCTCCAACTTCACTCCGCCCGCCGCGCCATTCCCTGATGGTGCGTATAGCCAGAACTTAAACCAAGGCGTCGTTCTTCGTAGCCCGTCCGAAGTTCAAGTAGACACCGAAGGCGTCTACAACTTCCAGTTCAGCGTGCAGATAGACAAGACCAGCGGCGGATCAGCTAACTTCTGGACATGGTGGCGGGTAAACGGTGTGAACGTTCCCGCGTCAGCGTCTCAGATTCAGATTCAAGGCAACAACCACGAGATATTCGGAGCCGCGAACATCCTGCTAGACCTGAAGGCAGGCGACTACGTGCAGCTTATGTGGGCCGTGTCTGACACGACCGTGCAACTTCAATACTTCCCAGCGTCCGGGCCGGTCCCGGAGATTCCGTCGGTTATCCTGACGGTGACAGGCAACATCAGGAGCGAAACATGACCGTAACGGTGAAGGTGCTGGTGCCGCCGCTGCAACTGCAGGCGACGCAAACCACGCAATACACGGCCACGTCCATCCGGGCGATCATTGACAAGGCGACGGTGACGAATACAGATACCGTCAGCCGCACCTTTTCGGTAAACTTGGTGACCAGTGGCGGGTCTGCCGGGAGTGCCAATCTGGTGATCGACAATCGCACGGTGCAGCCTGATGAAACCTACACCTGTCCAGAACTGGTGGGCCATGCGTTGGAGCCGGGCGGGTTCATCTCAACCATCGCTAGCGCCGCGTCGGCGTTGACGTTCCGAGTGTCCGGCCGCGAGATTTCGTGATGGCTACGATGCCCCAATCGTTCGACCCATACGCTGCGATTCGGACGCTTGGCGGTTTTGCGCCCATCTACGCTTCTGGCACCGATGATTCTGGTTTCACAGACCCGAACCCGCAGGGGTGGCAGCTTGACTGGGACACGGCGCGGGCGCTGGAAAACACCCCGTTCCGCAGCAAGTACAGCAACGTGGTAGCGTTGCCAGACGGCCGCATGCAAGTTACTTTGCAGCAGCCCGGGGCTCACAAGTACGACACGATGGAGGCGATATACGCCCAAGACCCGGCCACGGGTCAGTGGACGCTGCAAAACGACCCGATGCAAGCCAGGTCTAGGCAGGTCAGTACGGGAGAATCGTTCGTTCGTGACCCGTTGGAGCAGTTTGGGAAGGATTTCATCCTTCCTGCTGCTGCGATGTATTTTGGCGCGACCGCGCTAGCTGGTGCGGGCGGCGCTTCGGCTGGCGCTGCTCCGGCTGGCGGGGTTGCGGGCGGTGGCGCGACGGGCGGCGGTGCTGCGGCCGGTGGCGCTGCGGGCGCTGCCGGTGGCGCTGCGGCGGGCGGTGCTGCGGCCGGCGGTGCAGCCGGTGGCGTGGCTGGTGGCACAACTGCGGGAGCTACAGGTATGGGATGGGGTCAACTAGCGGGCCAGGTCGGGGCAAGCCTTGCGGGCTCCTACCTTCAGTCCCGCGCGGCGGAAGATGCCGCAAACGTGCAAGCTGGCGCGGCCCGCGAGGGCATCGCAGAGCAGCGGGCGCAGCTTGAGAAGATGCGCGAATTGCTCGCGCCCTACGTCCAAGCCGGCACTCCTGCTCTTCAGGGCATGCAAGCCCTTATCGGCCTAGGTGGACAACAGGCGCAGCAGGAAGCCATCGGCGCAATCGAGCAGAGCCCGCTATTCCAATCCCAGGTGCGGCAAGGCGAAGAGGCGATGATGCAAAACGCAGCCGCTACGGGCGGGCTGCGAGGCGGAAACATTCAAGCTGCGCTAGCTCAGTTCCGCCCGGCCATGCTCCAGCAGGCCATTGACCAGCAATACAGCCGGCTCGCAGGGTTGACGGGCCTCGGCCAGCAGTCGGCGGCGGGTGTCGGCACGGCGGGCATCAACACCGGGGCAAACGTCGGCAACCTGCTCCAGCAGCAGGGCGCGGCGATGGCTGG